CGTAGAGCTGTGCCCCCTTCCCGTTGCAGTTTTCGTCCGCAAGGGTCGAGTTCCCTCTTGGGGCCACCCACTACAGGTGCTCCATTTGCCAGCAGAAGGGGTGGTTAAGCCCTGGATGTGACCGTGGACCGATCACTTATGATCTCCCGAAGGAGCATCACCGTTGGCTGTCCGATACTCAATTTACGTGGACAAGGAACGTATTGCTCACGCGCACGCCCCTCCCCGCAGGGAACCCCCGAAACCAGGGACTTCTCTCTTCACTTCCGAAGAAGGTCCAAACTCTCCCCGCAACCCAAGGCGAACCGAGGGAGGGCTTACTCTTAAAATTCAACGCCCAGGTTTTTACGCGTACCACCCAGAACCACATGTAGCCGTACAAGGCTACTGGCTGGAGTCAAAATGTAATCCCTTCTTAAGGACTGACCTCCGATTCCCTCGTCCTCCCATACCAAAGGAAGGACGTGCCGCGAACGGCGTCAGGGCGGGTGTCAAGTCGAGACCAAGTTCCCCCTCCTTATCTAGGGGGTAGGGGAGGTCTACTTTCATCCCGAATGCCATTACAGCAACCGAAACTGGGTATCCCTCCTCGGAAAATCGAACATGAGAAGCGCCTTTAAACCCGGCCGTAAGGACCCGCGCCTCCTGCACGCGAGCCGGGAGCACCTGGAGCCCTGTACGTGTCTTAGCGTACTTTACTCCACCGGTTGTTCGATTGAGGTATGTGACCGTGTCAGGTCGATCATACATGGACTGGCAAGACAGGGGTAAAGACCGCCGACGCGCCGAGAGTAATTTAAGGTGTTCCGTGACCCTCCGGTCATTGGAAGACCTCCAGCTAGGCTGGACTACTGACCTCCGGCCGACTGTTCCGCGAATTTCATCGAGACACCTCTCGACTAGTGGGTCTGGGCTCTCGCCCTTCACCAACGGCACTCCAAGCATGTTAGAAACAGAGGCTCGAGCGAATCTTTCCGCATCGCGTACTGACTTAGAAGAACTCAGAAACGTAAAATTTTCTTTCAGCGTCGTCCTCGCATACCGGGCAACCCAGCCCGGCTGCTCCCACGCCTCAAAGTTCTTCAGGTTAGGGAAGCGTCCCCCCAACCCGCCCAGTTTCCTCGAAAGGAAAAGGGGCCGCCCCGTTTGCCTGAGAGTATTCCTGTGGGCCCTCACAAAAACCGAAGCTGATGTGACCGGATCTCTGGAACCACGCAAATACTGCGTGGCCAGGTCACCGATCGAGTCCACAGGGCTCCTCTCTCCTAGCCAAGCACTGCTACGTGCTTGACCCACCGGACCGAGGAGACCAGCATTGTGAGTAACAATGTGCTCCCATCTTCCATTTGCTAAACGAAAGACCTGTGAATTCAACACAGCGACCGATGAGTGTCGGTAAGACTTACCAACACTAAGAGTCCAACCGGCAGTTTCCACTTGCCGGCACCAGGTTCTATGTTCGGTTTCGGTATCCCTACTAACGATGTCATCCCCGTTGATCAACACGGGGAGCCTCTTCAGAAAATGTCTCTTCTGAAGGAGTGATAAGAACCTGCTCCAAGACGTTGTAGTTGCGTAATGTGACTGGTAGTGGGCAACTGCCCAGACACAGAAATTAAAGATGCACAATACCGGAAAACTGAGGAGAGAGCCCATTAACTGCCCCCCAGTCTGCCAGCGAAGGTGTTTCCCATCTTCGTAAGAGACGACATTCTCGGTCAAGGAGGTTAACGCCTCCTGGTAAAGACGATGGAACGGACCCACGTCCTTAGGTAGTCGAGGGTAGCAAGCCCCCAACATCGCCCCGAGAATCGCACGGGTGTAAGCTGACTTCACATTGTCAGTCGCCGCGCTAAAATCACCAGAGTTGAACGAGCAACCCTGTTCGACTTTCGTCCCCAACGTGGAGTCTAGGTGACTAGCCTTGACCCACTCGCCTGTCAACACAAAAGGAGGAAGAGACCGCATCCTCTTGTGGAGAGCTTCCTGAAAGGGTTTTAGGAGCCCTCGTTCCACGTGGGTCAAGGTAACAACCCTTGCCTTAAGTGGATCTGACACTACAACTGGTCTAACATGGTCTACCGCTGGGCCAGCAGAAGTGGTTCCCACCGAAGTGGGGAGCCAACGACGTCGCAATGGGACCCTCAGAGCAGAGCGGAAGCGCGGGTCACCCCGAACCTCAACCCCACCCACGAGGGGACCCTTGATGATGTCCGCGACCTCATCATCAAGTGGTGGAAGAGAAGAGCCCTTAGTGAACAAGTCACCTCGGGCCCCACCCCCCTTACGGGGGGTCGAAGAGGTCGCAGAAGTTGAAAAGGTCAAGGTTTCCCAAGACACAGGACATGTCCCCGCGGGGAACAATGCTTCTGCGACGTCCCGGCACTGACGAACGAATTCGGGTACCGGGTCTCCAACACCATCCGAGGTTAGAGAAACTCGATGTTTCTCCAGGGACTCTTGTACAAGTCCCCCCCGGAGATCTGGCATGGCCTTTTTCAAGGCCAAAATCCCAGCCGCCATCCAGAGGCAATCCGACTCACTCTTGCGATAGAGCCAGTTGCATATATAGCGGCCCCAGCGGCCAGGGAAGAGGAAAAGAAATCGATCCTTACCTTCCCGCACGAAATACTCCGGTAGACCGATGGATATGGGTGGTAAGCCCGCATCCAGAACTACCGCCATCGGAATGGCAGTGAGCTCCTTGAGTAGCTTTACCAGATCATCATACGACAACCTGGAAAGCCGAGTCCGAAGAACGGAGGCCGGGGTGTCAACCCCGATCGTCCATTCTCCAGTCTCAAGACGGTATCCCGAGGACATAAGAAGATGCTGGGTCGCGGAAATAAATCCAGCGACCAATTCCTCAGCAAACTTCCCTTGGGATTGTGCCTTACCCCTGGCACTTAGGGGGCCGTCTAAATCTTCTACTTGAAAAGCCTTAGAGGCGCACATGGGTATATCGTTCAGATTGC